ATCAAAATAAGCAACATCATTAAACTCGGTCTTCCCCCCGAATAAAACGTCTTCGCCGCCTAAGCTGTGGCCAGTAGCAGCTAATTCATCTCCACCAATTTGCAACGGTTTATCTTGATGAGAAAATCCCCTAATCCAATTTCCATTTGTTCCATCCGTTGCGTGAAAAGCAATTACATCTCTATAAACTTTACATATAATATCTGCTCCACCTGCACCTGAAACATTACGATCAACAGTAACCTGGTTGGCCCCAACAGCAATAAGCCTATAGAAGCCAGTAGTTACGCCAGTACCAGAACAAACTTGAACACAATCACCAACAGCTGTACCTGTATCGATATCCGCATGTTGAATAATTGCGGAAGCAGCACCAACGGTACAATTCGTAAAAGTACCCACAGGAGTGGAATTCCCGACAAGCATCGCCTGCAATTCATCTTCGAGATGCACAGCCGTATTCCCATATCCATCAGGAATAATACTTAGACTTCCATTCGTATCGGTCGTTATTGGGCCACCCTCATTAAAGTTTAAGTCTCCACCAATCTCTACGTCACCGTCAAAATCTGCGTTTCCATCGACTTCTAGGGTCTGTTCAATTTCTACGTGACCATCAACTCCTAAATTTCCAGTAACCTCAAGGTTGCCGGAAACAGTAGTATCGTCCCAATTGTAAATCTGTCCGCCCGCGCCGGTTGTTGCGTAAAGATTCAGACTCTCCCCGGCTCCAGTTCCTCCATAAATATCCTGCCCACCAGCGCGGCCTGGATGGTAAGTATACTGAGTATGGACGTCCCCCACAGCAAGATTCATAAGCAAATTGTGGTTCATAAAGTTACCCATATAGGACCACTCACCTGCCGGATGCTGATCATTATAAACATAGACTCGGTTTTCATCCTCAACCCAACAGGCAAATCCTTCATCTGGTTGAGCATAATCCCAGCCACTTATCGTAGTGTCGAATTCAGCTATATACTCGTCATAAGTACCAGACGAAACTATGTACCTATCTCCATCCGAAGGGTTCGCAGGAAGCGCATTGACAATATCAATAACCGACTCTTGCCAATCCCAGGAATCAAACAGCTCATCTACGTAAGTCTCCACCCACTTCTCGGTGGCAATACCTAGTATTTTATGTTCCTTGATATGTTTGCCAATGGCCATTAGTTAGTACCCCTCAAATTTAAATTGTATCCCCAATAACGGGATAATCTACGAAACCAACCACACAATCGTTGACACTTCCGTCTCCAAGGATATCGAACTCCCAGGTCGCATCTAGGAAATTTCCTATACCCTCAGTGCAACAATTAAAATCTCCGATAAACTCTATCGAATCAATCACCCTTGCAACAGCAGCCCCAGGATAAAGAAGAGTTCTCTTGCAACTCATCTTAGGCTGAACAATAAAAGTATTATCATGAGCCGTAGGGGTCAAATTCCTTCGCTGAGCTCCATAAAAAGCAATATTTATTTCATCCAATCCAATGGTATCTCCAGCCACATTCTTGTAAATTCGAATGGCCTCACCACTGCCAATGGGGTGCATTTGGTATATACCAACTTCGTTATACATTTAAAACCTCCAGTTTATATACTAATCGTTAAATAACGACCGCTTACCGATATGGTTTTGGCTAAAGAACCATGAGCTATTGCCCCAACGACAGGATGCCCAGTAGCCACAGAAGTTACAACAGAAACAGAACCGGCAGAAATGGAAGAGGCATCTAGGGCCTTGTTAAATTCGACGACAATCTCCGAGGTGTCAATATCTATTTGAGCTGAATGATTTACGGGAGTCACAGAAACAACCGATAGGGGTGTTACCGACGTAGCCCCTGTTTGCCTTAGAGCAGACAGAATAGAACTGGAGGCTGTGCTAGGCAAAGATTCTATGGAACCAGAACCCGTATCAAATTCAAAGGTTACATGTCCTTCGCAAAGTGCCCCAGCTGAAAGATCTGCGCCAAACTCATCGTCTTCAAAAAAACTGCCATCTCCAAAATTTATATACAAATCGTCCTGAAGAATTACTCGGCGCCGTCGAGTAGAAAGTATCGGCCCCTTAACAGCCAGGGGATCGCTTCCCTTCCACCAAACAAATTCGGCAATACCAGCTACTCCAGAAGTAGTTATTCGTGCATTTACAGTATCGTTTGCCCCGTCCCAAGTACCCTCAAATTCCAGCTCTCCATTGCCCGAATTTCCGACACCCGCCTCGGTTTCCCCAATAGAAAGACTATAACAATCTGTTAAATGAGCAACATAGTTCGTACTTGCAGCAAGAGCCTGGGAGGGAGTAAAAATAAGAGTCGTTTTGCTGGAGGCAGTCGTAAAAGCAACGGTCCCCTGTACTATACCCTTATAGCCAGGAGACTCCAGGAAGTCATCTTCTTGACCCAAGCTCTTTCCTAGAGCCGAAGGCCAAACCCCACCCTTAGAGTTTGGACCAAAAACAGAATCAGTGTCAGGCCCCTCTACGAAAAAAGCCCTTTCAACCGAATCTTCATCCATCAATCGGTCAAAATCAATTTGTATGGTAGTTAAAAGCGATACGCCAGTTTGTTCATTCGGAGGACTATAATCTTCAATTACATCGACTAAATCTGCCACTCACCAGTTCCACCTTTACTCAAAATGTCAGGTACCATATATTTACGTATTCGAGATGTCGTTTGTATGTGTATCGGGCTGTATCTAACTTATCAAAGTTAGGGTAAATACGCAATTTGTAAGCTCTATTGGCTTTCATTAGTTATATGTTCCTTTGGAACTTTACTTAAGAAAGAAAATGTATGGTAACCTCTTCTTCTTCTTCGGGCTCTTCTGTAATATCAAAATTGGTGCCAATCTCGTATCCCTTAGGCATTTCGCGGCCCTCTACAGGTTCAATAGACCTGGCAATATCCTTCTCAAGTTCTCGGATCTTTTCGCCCAGAAAAGACACCATGCTTTTGCGTTTCTTTCCTCGTTTTTCTAGCTCAAGTAAGAGCTTTATGTCCCGAAAATCTTCCACTTTCTCAACAGACTTTTTAACATCTGAGACCTTCTTTTTAAGAAGGGCAACAAATTTTCGTTGACGCTCCCTCTCTCTGTTTTTAAAGACCCCCGGGGGGGTTTCTTTTCTCTCGTGAATAGGGGCGGAAAGTACTCGATTAGCAATGTTCGCCATTCCCCCGCTAGAAGCCTGCAAAGACTGAAGTCCCTCAGACAAAACTTCCCCTTTGTCGGCGACAATTTTTCCCACAACAAGAGATATCCTTAGCGTGTTTCTGTCTTGCAAGGATAGCTTGTCTGTGTCAACAATAATGGGTCCAGGCTCTTCAAAATTTAGGTATATCCCCGCACTAGGAATGAACAGCATGTCATTTTCATTCTTAAGAGCGATTTTAACTTCAGCCATAGTAAACCTCGAAATTAGTTGACACACATAAAATAAAACCCGGAGACCTACCGGCCTCCGGGTCTTATTCTAGCATACTCTTCCTACCAAATCAAGCGACTTAACTAAGCACGCTAGCGGTAGGCGAAATGGCAGCTACACTACCAGAAACGTCAATGCTTGTACGAGCGGGAAGCACTATCTCGTTCGGTACCACATGGACATTCTTGATAACCGCAGCCTGTTGCCCCTCATGAAACATGGCAAGGCCGTAACGCTCCCAGAGCTTAACCTTGCGGATATCGTTCCGCGGATCGGTCCATTCGTCAGTCCGAACCTCTTCGTCAACCACCAGGGCACCCAATTCGTTAGAATCAAATACGTAGATGTCAGTCAACATCCGGCGAGGATCAAAATATACGAACGGAGAAACGATAATGCGGAAAGGCAACCCAAGATAGTTCGGCAGCACAGGCGCCGAATCCATCTGAGGATGATATCCTTCGACTTCAGTCGCAGAAAGACCAGCGGCATTGCCACCAGGAACAATATTCTGGCCAGCGCCACCTGCCATCCCACCGCGCAAAGAATTCATCCAACTGACTTGATTGGGATTCCCAGTCCAACCTGCGAAAAACGTTCCACCACCCGAATTGATGGCAAAAGTTCTAAGAACTGGATCCTTTACAAACATAATCCAAGTTAATGGATGCATCAAGAGGGTGTCGGGGACAAAGCCCTGAACCATAACCTGAGCAAACGTATCAAAAACATCATCCATCGTGATGGAACCATTGCCCGAACCAGTAAGATCTCGACCAGTGGTCACACCCTTAATCGATGCCGTAGGAGAAACGTTGTCAAAAACCTTAACTCCCATATTGCGGATCATGTTAAAAATCTTGAGCTCCTTATGGCGAGCCAAGGCTCGACCAGCCTCACGGAGATGCAAGCCCATAACGTCAAACTGAGAATAGCGAATCATCTCGTCAGTAAACTTTACCGCAAGACCGCTTTTCCCAACAGTCGCTTGGACAGTTGCCCCACCGGGCTGAACCGAACGCTCTGGAAATTCACCACCCTCGGGTATATCGGCGGCCGTCATGGCTCCCATAGCCCCAAAAGTGATAACCTGACCATAAGAATAGTTAAGCCTTTGCAAAAGCCTCGTCCCCACGAGGATGGGCTCCATTGACTCCTTAACGATATTGGAAATGACCTTCGGCATCCACTGAGAAGCCGTCTGGGTTGCGATCATATCCTCAATCTTCATGCGAGCACTGCCATCCGGGGAGACACCATTGTTTTGGAAAATGAACTGGTAATATTTAGCGTCTTCAATTCTGGTTTCCATTTATCTCCTCCTTATCGACTTATCAGATTGATCGTAACGACTTTATTGGCAGCACCAGAGTAGTGAATCTTCGCACTCACTCCACCGTTAGCGGTACCCGGAAGTTGATCCAACTGCCCGTCATACCCAGGAAGAGACCCAGTCGCATCTGTCCCGAGAGCACTAGACCAAGCAGTCTTAACCTTCTCAAGAGCATCACGAGGATACTCGCTGATAGAAAGCACCTGGCCACAAATGACGTCAAAGCCATCAGTTGCCGGAGTCGCTACTATATAATTTGAATCCACATTGAATTTAACGAAATCGCCCGGGTCCAAATCGCCTAAAGCACAGGCGAACTTAGAAACATTCGCACCAGTAGGAGCCGATGCATAATTGTAATAAGTCACCGTAATACCCGTAGGAGTCGTAGTCCCAGAATAGACCGAAATCACACCAGTATCAAGATCAATATGCCAATCGCCTAGCGTAAGACAATCAGCCGCAGCATCTTTTTCCACCAAGAAAAGACTTGCGGCGTGACCGCTTCCACCATCAGCAAAAGTAATCTGAGTCCGCATCGTATTCTTGGCGACAGGCAAGTTCGCAAGTTCGTCACCAGTATTAGTGGATACGCCCGCCGAAGGAGCAGTAAAAGTTACCGACTCCGTAGAAGTCTGGGCAGGCACCAAAGGCAGCTCAAGCAAATAATCACAAGCAATCGCAACGCCATGCTGCATGTTGTAGTTATACTTGCGATAAGCTGTCGGGTTAGTCCCATCATCATAGGCTGAACTATCTCCGGCCCACTGGCGGTACCCATATGGGCATACGCCGACAAAAGCAGAAATATCGATAGCCGTTCCCGAACGACCCATAAAGTCTTCGGTAGAACCATCAATATCCGAAACAGTTACTGTTTTCGCAGTTGTAACCGCCGAACCAGTCGTGACATCAATGACACCCTCGGCGACATCAGTCGCGGTATAAACAATGGTGGCTCCAGCCACACCGATACCAGCGGGAACAAGACAACCATCGTTGTCAAGCGCCACGCCCTTCCCGGGCATAATTACAAAATAGTCCTCGTAAAACTTGTCGAAGAACTGGGTGGGCAACCATGAAGCAGGCCTAAAATTAATCGCCGGGCGATCTCCTTCGGAAAGTTCAACCGGAGGTATCGCGTTACCAACGTGATCCCAGACCTTATGAGTTGCCGTATACTGTCCAATAGCATTAACACTCATTTATTTTTCCTCCTCTAAAATCTACTCGCTCACAGACATCTTTTTTAGCAAATCTTCAGGAATCTTATAGGTTCGCTGAATCATCTTCTTAAATTGTTCCGCTTCTTCCTCGCCCCGGCTCATATATATACTCATGTATGAAGTCATTATATTTTGTAAACCAGCCGAATCCAAAACTTTTCGACCATCTTTATCTTTCGCCTTATCGAGGACGGCTCCTACAGGGTTATCGACAGACTTTCCCTCGGGATTACCGCTCATACCATTATCGAGCTTATCACATATCTTAGACACGTCAATACTTTCATTAATATTTTGTATTTCCGCGTCAAGAACTTCATCCGTTAGCTCTGTAAAGCGTTTTGGATCACTCGTCTTCCGGTTCTTCAGGGCCTCTAGGAGCCCTAGGTATCTTTCTTTTAGGCCCCTCAAGGTAACCTTGTCTTCGTAAATTTTATCCTGAAGAACATTCACATCCTGCAAGGCCACCTTATACTTAGCTTGAAGTTCGTCTTCTTTGTCAACCAGCTCCACCACTCTTTCTTCTAGCCTTACAACTTCATCTGCAAGACGAAGATTCTCTGCGGCTAAAGCATCCTGACAGTCATCGCAAGGCTCAGACAAATTTTCAGAAATATGGCTTACCAGAAGGCGAAGCTCTTCTTCGCTGAAATTATCAACCTTCAACACAGAGGTAGGATCAAAGATTTTATCTTCCTCAGATTTTCCATAGCCATTCACCTTTCCCTTGCGAATGATACAATTCCAAATGGCACTAACATCAGCACCACCCTCATACTTGTCGAGAAGCTTAAGGGCAGCATGATAATGCGCTTCATCCACAATGGGGAAAGTGCGACAGGGACCACAAAAATCAGTGGAAGGCAAAGCCTTTAATTCACTGTCAGTTAATTTCTTTCCCTTCATATTTTTACCTCCAGCATTTAATTATATTATGAATCACTTTTATTTCTACTTCTTCTTCTTTTTACACGAAGGTAGATCCGGCCAATGGCGACAAACACACTTACGAATACCATCAGGATTAGGAGCATGACGTGCATAACTTAGAGCAGCACGAGCTCGCTTACGGGTTCCAACGGGATAAGTGCCCTTGGGGGCACCTCCTGACGGCCCACAAAACGGACCCTCACTCTTGCTGTATTTTCCTGCATTGCTCCCACCCGAACGCCCTTTCGGATTCTTCTTTTTGGCATCCTTTAATTTTTCATCTTCCCCTTCTAGGCCATCAGCATATTTTTCCATCTCTATTTTGAGCTGCTCCCAATCTACATTTCCATCGGCATCCAGGGGCGCGTCGGGGCCGTCTTCCATATTCCCCTCGGACTCAACTTGAAAATCAGAAGCCATTTTTTCATAAAGAAATTCTCGCTCCTCTTCGGAAATTTCAGGATTGTCCCCTTCGAACAACTTGCTGATTACTCCTGTGACGGTTAGCTCGCCCTCGCCACCCCCTTCTTCGCCACCTTCCTCTCCATCACCTTCCGGCTCGCCTTCGCTAACATCTGATTCTTCCCCTTTGGGATCCTCTTTTCCAGAAGTGTCTCCGAGGCCTTCATTTTCGTCAGACTCAGGTTTTCCCTCAGGCTCTCCAGTATCTTCTGTTTCCCCCCCCTCTTGAGCAGGTTCCGATTCTCCCCTTCCAGTATTTTCAGTCCCCTCGAGGTCTCCAGGACCCTCTATCCCCTTAACGCCCTGCTCTTCGTCCCTTAAGTTCTTCTTTTTTCCCTTCATACCGTCCTCCGCATTGTCGACCAATTTGGCCGAAACAGAACAAACAAGACAATCCTTGCAATTGCCGAACTTTACGGTCTCAGAAGAACCGTTTCTCACAATCTCCAAAACCTGAGATTGACTGTCTGCGGGATCATTAACCATCGAATATTCTCGATATTTTAAGTCGCCACAAATTATAAAACAAATCTGACCATCATAATCTTCTCCGGGAAAATGTTCACACATCCCATCTGCTAACCAATTCTGTTTGCATATCGAACAAATGGCCTCGTTCGTTGTGGCACCTACGGACCCAGTAAGATATCTTTTATCCAAAAACTTCTGAATGGCGTCCTTGTTCGTAATATTCATCTGTATCAAAGCGTAACCAAGTCCCGTATATTCATCACTATCCATGACTTTGGAATTGTACAAGTCGCATATTATATTGACCTGGTCTTTAAACGGCATGTCACCATTGATAAACTTTTTAAAATTATCGTCATCTAGTTTGGCAGCAGAATCTATTACTGCTATTTTTTTGATAACACCAGAAGTGTCTATATACTCTGCCTTTACTATTCGCCCAATAGGATCTTGAAAATCATCATGGTGTATTAAAACTGGCTTCTCGAAAGGAGCTACAAACGTAGGAGTCCCAAGCCGAACCTTGTCGGGAAGATACATCCGATTATTAATTATTTTGCCAGAATGAGTTGCCGCCATAGTGACAAGCAAAGACTCTCCATTACTTAAGAAATATCCAGAATCTTGCGGCTGAAATTCATCTTTTATGCCTGAAACGGACCTTAAATCCAATCGAAAATTGTCAACAAACTTCAGATAACTGTTCATCTTAAAAACTCCTTAACTCACCGTTCTTATCGTACACCTGCAAAACGGATGATAAACGGGCAGTCGATCAACATTAAAGGTCTCCAAAAGGACTCTCTCTCCCTTTCTGGCTAGACACTTATCGCAGGCTCCCTCATTCACAACTATCTCTACTTCTTCTACCCCTTCATCCATGAGAGCATAAGCTTGACCCAAAATAAAGGCCTTTTCCAATTCTGCATCATCAATACAATTCGCCCTGAAGCGAAGTGAATCGAATATAATTTTAACAGTTTTTTTCAATTCTTCTAGTGACGTATCAAGCTTAAACAAAACACCCAGCTTATTAACTATCAATCGCCCGACATCCTCTTCGAGTCGATAAACATATCCATTCGCTCGACTTTCCAAACGAGAACGATTCCTAGCCAAACTCTGAGAATACCTCTCTACGTTAGGAGTGGTTTCAAAATAACCTTTTGAAAATTGCGCAACCATACTGGAAATAAGAGTTCTTTTGGAATCTTCAAAAAGAAATCTTATTTGAGCAGCGATCCAACCTTCATCTCTTTCTCCGCCAACAACTACGTCCTTAACCCAACTCTCTATTTTATCAAATTGCTCCCTAATAATACTAACCCTGGGTTTCCAAGAAGACTGCGCAAAATCTCTCATGTCCTTGCTGACTGCAGTAGACTTTTTTCGTTCTACCTCCTCCTTCATCTTCTGGCTTTGCTCTAGCTCTCCCTGATTAACTTCCAGAGAAGGGCTCTCTACTGCCGCTTGAGCTGCAGCTGAATAAGGTTCATCCACGGCCTGTATCAGGGCCTTAGGCTCCTCGAATAGCTTCCAGGAAGTCCGGTACCATTCTCTAAACCTATCTTCTTCTGGACGACCCGCCCTCTGTTCCTCTACGGTCGGAATATCAAATGGATCTTTTCCTATACCGATTCGCATTTCATCATGAGAAATGGCATTTTTCAAAAACATATCAGCATAATGACTTTCACGTTTAACTTTCGCATCAAAATCTATCTCGTTAAATTTTAGCTCAACCAAATTCTCTTTGCCAAGGGGGTCTATCCCTGAAAAATCGGCCTCTAGGAGTAGCTCTCGAATTATCTCATTATTAAAAAACGTCTCAAATGCTTTTTGGTAATCTTTTACGGAGTCAATGAGATTTCTAGACATGGTATCAGAAGTGGACCTATTCGCGGCTCCTGGCTCGCCGAAATCAACCGCCGACATTGACAGGCCAGCGAATACTCTCCGCTTAAAGTATTCAAGATACTCTCTAGCTCGCAGGGTCCGACCTTCCGTCCCTAGAAGTTTTATATCATGCCTATGGGAGGTAACTATTCCGCCCTCAGCGGGCAAATTCTGTATAGAAGCTCTCGCAACGTCAATCTCTCTATATCCATCTTCTGTATAAGTGGCAGGCATCTCGTCGGTTCCAACCTTATAGTGGAATAGAGGAAACAGATGCTGATATATCAAAAGCTCTACATTCTCTTCGATCTTCCTGAGAGCCCTAATATCGTCCAGTACGGGAATAAGAGTCGGGGTCCCAAAGACAAACCCCTCTTTGCGATTAAAATGCAGATGCGCTACATCTTCAACCGGAAATTCCTTCGAACTTCCTCCCGCGAATCCTTCTATGGAATGCTTCCATCGGACAACTTGTCGACAATCTTTGTCGGTTTTAAAAGACATCGTTTCGGCAGGAGCGATAAAATACGCAGCGATTGGCTCCAAGCTCTTTTTGCTCCCAAAAGCCTTTCTGGGCTTGCCCCCAGACGCCCTACGATTACGAACCTTCACCACAAAAGCATTAGATTTTTTGACGAGTTCTGTTCCGATGCGCTTAATAAGATCTTCTGTGGATGTATCAGAAACTTGAGCTATTTGCCTAAAACGGGCCCTCACATATTCAACAGTCTTAGGATTAGGGCCAACAAAAGCATACCCTTCCTTAAACATTAAACCAATTCTTTTTACAAAAGCTTGAGTAACATAACTTTCACAATCCTCGGCCTTGCCGATCTCGGCGAGATCATATTCAGCCGGAAGAAACTGAGAGCGGCCTCCAGAGCCATATAGAGAGGAATAAAGATATGTCGGATCCCTAAGAGGCCCAGCTTTCGCAGGTATATCTAACTTAAAAACCTTGACTCGTTCGCTTTTTCCGACTTCAGAATCAACTCGTATACAGGTGCCGTTTTCTGAATTATTTCCCACGGCTAACGTCTCCTGATCGTCTCGCCAGCACGCTAGTGAGACTCGACGTACCCTTCGCGGCAATGTTCTCGGCCGCATTTACATCTGCGTGGGCCTTATGCTCCGTTTGTCTAGATGACCACACTTGGCGCAAGTCTGAGAAGTGTAGGCTGGATTAATACTCCAGATGAACACTTCCTCCTCCTGAGCTAGTACCTGACACCTATTGGCGAAGTAGGACTGAGCCCAACCTTGTAGTTTACCCCTACCCAGGGAGCTCAGAACCTTCGGGTTTTCAACGACTAGATTCCGCTTAGTGCGCTTGGAACGTCCAATTGCTAACTTAGCTTCAATATCTAGTCGCTGTTTTAAATTAGTCTTCACTGATTTACTTCTCAAACCTTGTCGTTGACGCTGGGACCGTTTGCCTCTAGCTTTCTTGATTAACTTCGAGGCATTGAATCCAATGCAAGCATCGCTGCGAACTACTGAATTTTTGTAATTAACGTCGCAGCCTAGTGATTCTGATTTAGGAGTAGCCTTTTGGACTTCTTTTTCTACGTAAACACGAGCAACCGGTCTATTCTTGTTATCTAGAATAAACTCAGCATTTGATTTAAGTGTCCAGCCATCTCGAAGCGCTTTATTGAGCTTTCGATGTGAACGGCAAGGTAATTTAATTCGCTTTCCTCCGAATTGATTTTGAACCGAAAGCCAGTAGTCAAACGCAGCTTCTTTATTGGCCTTCAGTATGGCTGGACATCCTATTCGCTCAACCACAGGGACGTTAACCTTGTTTCCTGTTGCTCGAGCAGAAGCTTTTTGAGCTGAGATAATTGCTCTAGCTCTATACTGGGCCTGGTGTGCTAACTGGCCCATCGATTTAGTCGACAAGGATTTGTTCCCATTGAAGAAAAGCTTGCCCGTCCA